GTACCTGTTGCAGATACTGATATGCTATCTGTTGTTTCTAATACAACTTTGTTACCTGCCAAAAGTTCTAGTGATGATCCTGCTGGTATAGGTGCATTGGTAATAAGTTCAACTGTTTGATTTGCTTCATCATTAGCATTTGTTCTATTACTTGTATCAGATGTTAATGTTACAGTTGCAGTAACTTGACTAGTTGTTGTGTTTCCTAATATCAAACCCAATATTATCGTTGTTGTACTACTAGCTACCGTGTAGATTACATCTGCACTTGTTACTCCTGCTTTGCTTGATAATTTAAATGTATTTGCCATGTTATCATCCTAACGCTATTGCTAAAGCTGTTGCCTCATTTGCTGCATCTGTAGCACTTGTTGCACCTATATCACTTAATAATTCACTAGCACTTCTGCCTTCTATGCTTGTACCATCAACTCTCAAAAAATCATTATCTGCAATACCACTTGTTGCAACTAACACATTACCATTTGATATGCCTGTTGATAAAGTAGCGGTCGTTGTTATAGCAGAGCCATTTAATGTTATGGCATCTGCCTCCAGTGTGCCATCAAAGTCACCATCAACTGCGTCTATATTACCCTTAAATATTGTGGCTGTAACTGTGCCAGTGCTTGGATTGTAAGTTAAGTTGCCATCCATCTCCAAACCAACATTACCAGTGCTAGATGTAGCATCTTCAACAAATGTAATTAAGTTTTCTTCGTTAGTGCTTTCATTATCTGTAACTGTTACATGTGCTGCATTGGTAGCATTAGTTACAGTCACACCTGCAATAACTGTGTTTAGTGCAGTTCCATTTACTGTAATTGCATCAGCTTCTAGTGTGCCATCCACATCTACATCACCAGATATATCTAAATCTGCCATTGTTGCAGTGCCAGTTATAGTAGGTGCAGTTAAACTTTTGTTGGTAAGCGTTTGTGTAATATCTACAGCAACTAAATCTTGTGTGCCGCTATCTCCACTATTAGGAAGTCTTAATGTATTACTTGCACTAGCAGAATGTGGTTGAGGTTGTAATGTTTGAAAGTGAGCATTAGAGGATTCGCAATACATTTTTAAAGATGCTGGTGATCCACTATTAGATTTAAAATCAATAACACCACCTAAAACTGTTAAATCATCACCAACAGATAAATCCGCTCCTAATGTTGCATTACCACTAGCATCTAAAAATACTGACTTTGATGCTGGTATTGTACAAAATATTGTCTTTGTACCTGCACTAAAGTTTACTGCATTGTCACTATTGGAACTACTAATAATGGTACTTCTAGCTATGGTGCTTGAATCACTACTTAATGTGCCTAATCCAACTTCAAACTCTGAGGAACCCGGCAAAGTAACTGCGTAATATGTTGTATTACTGTTTCCAACTCCAGCAGCAAATGTTTCAAACCCAGTAACTGCACCACCTAACGTAAGCGTACCAGTGCCAGTTGTGGTTGTTGTTTCTTTTACTCTGTCGTTTAATACTAAAGCCATTACTTCAACTCTATTGTTAAGTTACCAGCATTTATTCTAAAAATGTCACCACTTGCTATAGCCTTACTAGCGTCTAATGCTCCTATAAAAAGTACATTACCACCAGAGCCTACAACGTCCAGTGAGTTGCTTACATGAGTTGCTACAAAAACATGAGTA